TCATTCATTATGTGGTCCCTGCAAAAGTTAGGGTTAATTTTGTAGTTACTGTTCCTCCACTACCCCCAGCAGGGACCAACGAAATAGGAGCAGTACCAGAAAAAGTAATCAAACCAGATGGTAGCATAATGTGTGTCTTAACTAGCCCAGCACTACCAGCAAACTGTAACAAGCCACTTGGCAGGTAAATCTTATTCTTTATAACTAAAGCAGTTCCAGAGAATGTAATAGATCCAGTAGGAGATATTGTATAAGTCTGAGAACCATTAAAACTTAATGGAGCTGTTCCACTAAAAGTAATTGTACCAGAAGGAATGTATACTTTTTGGTGGGTAGTAAGGTTGGTGCCAGAAAAACTAATAAGCCCACTAGGAGTAATAGTTCTCCAATGAACTACAGAAGAACTTCCTGAGAATGTAATATTACCACTAGGAGTAATCTGTCTAATATGTAATGCAGTAACAGACCCACTAAAAGTTATATTTCCACTAGGAAGATAAATCTTATTTTTTACTAATAAGGAAGTACCACTGAATGTAATATTTCCAGAAGGGGTAATTGTATATATACCACTAGCAGTATCAATCTGAAAAGCATTAGTCTGGAAACTGTCTGATTGAAATGCAGTGGTCATTACTTACCTTTTGATTAGAGTAGCATGTAAGTCCTGAGCAGCTTCTTTATAATTAGCTAAAGCAAATTGAACATATTCTTGATTACGAACAGATAGTTCTGGGCTAAAGGAATATCCCCAGGATGCTTCAAAGTTACAAGAAAATCCTTCTGGATTCCATTTCTTATCTGTATGTGGGGCTTGCGTATCTCTCCAGTCTTGTTTAAGATAGTAAAAAGACATCTCTGCTACTGGAGGCCATTGATGTGTGGGGTCACCATACGCACGATTAGATGCCCAGTGTGGAGTAATGATAGTGGCCTTTGCTCCTGGGGCCATCACACGATGGGCTTCATTGTAGAAATGAGTACGTTCTTTTGCTGTAAGATGTTCTACAAAATGACTAGCATGTAACTCTTCCACGGAACCATCTTCCCACGGCCAGGGGTCACTACCGACTTTAAGTACAGTATCAACACCTTCCATAGGATATTGATCTACCCCATGAAATCCTTCACGTTTATTCTTACCACAACCAATGTCTAGTTTTACCATACCATGTCGGCAATGCCGCCCCTTTTACCATCTAAGTCGTAATGTCCAACCTTAACATTAGTATCTATAGCACAACGATAGCCATGTTTCCTAGCATCACTCCAGAAATAAAGGTCTTGTGTTGAGACACCATTTTCTGTCTGGGTTTTAAACCAAGGACGACGTAGTTTAATATCTTTAAACATATCTAAACGCCATACATTAAATCCCATTCCAGTACCACAGCATTCTTGTAAAGTATTTGGAATTGGAATTTGTGGTCTAAAGTTTAATACGGGGTCTTTAGGATCTCCCCAAATTTGGGCACATCCACCAGGGCCTTGAGTAAAGTATAGCCCACCAATACATGCATATTCTGGATGAGTTTCCATTTGTTGTAGAAGTTTTACAATGCCGTCTGGAGGAGGAATATTATCATGTTCTAAAGTTACAATGTATTTCCATTGAGATAACTCAGAATGGGCTAAAATAGATTCAATAGCACTAGTAAAAGCAACCCCAACTTCCATTCCTACAGCAAAAAGACGTGTAAACTTAGCATTAGGAGGAGTGTACAGGCTAAGCCAAGAAGATACAGCACGGGTAGGAATACTGCCAAAGCACGGAACGATTTGAATGCAGGATAGGTCTTTATAACCACCCTCTAAGGTAAGTCTACTAATTGTTTGATCGAGGTCTGCACTATGCTTTCCTCCATCATATGAACTAATTATTTGTGGTTGCATTTAAGCCTGTAAATAAAATATAGGATATTGTATTGGATTTGAAAAGGCAAGGTGGCGGGACAGGGGGGCGAAGAGTTGCCAGGGGTTCGTGCTGATGCTTGCCATTTCTGCATCGCTGATTGACCGGCCCCATAGAACACGTAGAAATGAGTTTGATCCCGTTGCTGGGTTACTGGTGTTGATCCCGTATCCGAACCGGATCGAAGCGTTAGCTGTAAACGTCTGCGCTGCTGACCCAATCTGCTGGCCGTTGACGAATACTGACTGAGCGCCAGCCGATCCCCGCGCAGCAACGACATAGGCGGCGGAATTCGTTCCACTTGGAGCAGCGGCTGCGGTGATGTAGCGGGAGGTTCCCCAGGTATTGAAATAGTAATTGCCGTCGCTGTAGGGAGAATAATCGTTCTCAGACTCGTTCGTCCGCCAGGGTGAAATCTCCGTCATCCCTGTATAGCGACCCTCCACTGACAGGATCGTCGCGGCCGTCAGAGTAGATGGTGGCGTGTAGTCAAAGTAACGGCCAAGAGTGTTGTCCGCGAATTGGCCCGCCACGCCTACCCCAGTGAGTATTCCGCCAGTGAAGACGATGGAACCTTGCCCGGCCAGATTGCGGGATGGATTGCTTCCAACCACGCACATCAGCAAGCCGTTACTGATCGGATTCGCCCAGTTCACCCCCACCGCAATCTGCGGCTGCTGCGTCCACGGCACTGACCGGCGAAAGCTCATTAGCCGAAAGTCTCGGTTCTGTACTGCCCGACCTGCCCCGTTGCAGCGAGGGCAACACCGCAGTCATTGAGGATGTAGACCTCGACCTTTTGGGGCAGCGCACCACCGAACAGCGGCGACAGCGGGAATGCCACCGAACGCCGTGCTGTGGTGTCGGGTAGTTTCAGCACACCGAGGAATCGTGAGTTCACGGCATCGGTGCTGCTGGGGGCAACGGAGAAATTGGTGCCGTCCAGGCTGCTGCGGACGTAAATCACCGCCTGCGCATTGCCGCTCGTTGCCGCGCTGGCCTGAAGCGAAACTTCGATCTGGCATTCGTGTGGTGGTGCAGCGGTGAAGTCGATGGTGCCCAGGCTGGCATAGCCAGCGTTGGCGAGACTGTTCGCGTTGCCGGATAACGCGGTCGTGGTGCCGAGTGCGTTAGCCATGTTATTGCGCCAGCAGGTTTACAGCGTTGTTCACGGCGGTCTGCACCGTCGCATCGGTCGCACCGGTAATCTGCGCGACAGTCGCTGCGACGTTTTGAGCCAAAACGGCCCACAGCATCTTCTCGGCCTCGGTATCGGGGCTGGATACCGCGACCTTCGCCCACGCCAGCCGAAGCGTGTGATTCGTGGTGCTAGTGGCTTCGTTGAGGATGATATTCGCAGCGACGATGATCGCCACGCGGACTTGGAGTTTCAGCGCATCGCCAGTGGCTGAAGATACAATTCCCATGATTTCTGAATAAGTTGCCATAATTAACCTTCTAAATACATATAAAGTTGATTCATAGAGTTTTGTGAAAATTGACTTCTAGCAATAGTTGCAGGCCAAGCTCCAGATGTTGTGGAATAAATCATTTGATTAGGTTCATGGGTAATACTAGCTTGGTTTATGCTAATCCCACCAGTATGTAATAATCCCAAGGAAGCATTTGTTGCATTTGTAAGATGCATAATAGCAAATCTAACTGCACCAGTATTTCCAGTTGTTGCAGAAGAGTGGGCCATACAAACTAAATAATCATTAGTAGAATTTAAAGATGTGGCAAATGGTAGTGACCAAATCTTTTGTCCAGAAAGAACTGAACCTAAAACTGTTCCTGCACTAGAAGAACTTACACTACTAGCACCTGCTCCAAAATTATATGTTCCACTTAATACAGATGAGTAAGACGCCCCAATAAAAAAAGAAGAAGTTACCATTGACTCGTATCTACTTGTATTTGTACCCGATCCTTTAGAGTATAACCCGTAGCTTAATGTGTGGTTTGCTACATGACTAATGGCTGATGTGGCTGAACTAAACGAAGCTAACACTTCTATAGCAGTCATAGACACATACCCTAGAGGACGAATACCTTGAAAATAAAGTGTATTAAGTCCTAAAGAACTAAAAGAACTATTATTTCCTAATGGAAAAGGTTCATAGTCGAAAATTGTCGCAGCAGCACCACCCCCAGCAGCAGCACTTAAAGCTAAGTTTAAACCTACGGAATTTAGAGTCATTGACCCTGAAAGATTTGTGCCTGCAAAAGTAGTTCCTACTCCAGCAATATTACCTGAAGCTACTGTTTGGTTAGTCTGTGCTACATACGTAGTAATCCACGCAGGAACGTTAATACTAAGTCCACTACTATTAGCAGTAACAGATAATCCATTGGCAGTAAGTGCAGTATTAAGACCAATGGCATCTGTAGATCCCCGAGCAGTAGTTAAATAGGCACCAGTTGATTGGGCTGTAGTTAAAAATGGAGGCCAAGCCATATTTAAACCCTGAGTATTGTGTGTTACTCCTACAGTAGAACCAGCTTGTGTAGTAGATGTATATCCTACTGATGCGTATTTACTACTATCTTGACTTAAAGCTGCAGTGGTAAGATAAACTCCTACAGGTTGTGCTGTGGTTAAATACTGAGTTAATGTAGGACCAACAACTACTAATTGATTACTAGCATTTTGACTAATAGTAATGTTATTACTACCATTTAAAAATACTGTACCAGTAGAAGCAGAAAAAGTAGTTCCAGTAGTACCCGTGGTGCCCATCTGAATAATGTTAACTCCATCAGCACCTCCACCACCCCCAGCTCCACCAATAATACTAATTGTATTTCCAGCAGTAGAAATAGTAATGTTTGCGCCTGCAACTAAACTAGAGGCGTTTGGAGCATTAAAATATAAACGAGTATTTGCTGTATCTGCAGAAACTGTTAAATTATTTCCACCATAAATTGCTACATCAGTTCCACTAATACTAGCAGAACCTGCTGTATTGCCACCAAGAACATAATTAACTTTGTGAGCACTGTTCCAATCAGACGGCCTTACTACACTGGTTGCTGTACCATCTGCAACAGTTTGTGAGTAGACGTGCTGGATGCTCATTAGTTAGCCGATATTGTTGGGGTAATTTTTACTGCATCACCAGAATTGGTTACTGCAAACGGAGCAGCACCATCTCGTTCAGAATATAGTAGAGTAGTAGAAGTTGTTTGGATTACATAGTAACCATAGATATTCTCCGTGGTTCCAGTAGTACTTCGAGTAAATGTTTGCTGGCTACCATATGTAATAGTACCTGCAGACGCAGCTCCCCAGGATGCTCCAGTAAGGGTAATAGCAGCATACCCCGCAAAAGTAGCTTCTGTATACGTTGCTGCTGTATCAGTATCTGATGGGGTAATATTATTTGAAAAAAGTTTTAAAACAAGATTTTGTGGAGCAGTCTTGTTTACAATCATTTCTAATGAAAGATTTTCACCTGTATCTGGAAAATTAAGAGCCATTTCAATATCCTAAAAGTTTAGCACGTTCTTCTGAAACTCCACGACGTGGATGAGGAATTTCATTAAACGTAGCTTGGCGTAGTTGTTCCAGAGGAAGTAGTACAGTGCTTACAGTAAGGCCTTGATCATCTACAATATGCACTTCACAAGGTTGTCCCATTTTAAAAAGAATTCCAACTCCTTTAGGAGACATTACCCACATATTATTACGCCACAAAGATTTAACAATTGTCGTAGTGATAATATTGGGGGGAACAGGTGCTTCTTTTTTTTCCCAAAGATTTTTAAAGAAATACATAATTATGGCAGAAGAATATATTGAAGTTGAATACCTGTGGAAGTAGCTACGCTTAGGTTAACTACTAGGGGATCACCAGCAACTGTCTCGAACCAACCATGCTCATTAAACGGTAGTACTAAACCACCATTAGCCGCCAAGGGAAAGGTTGCTGAAATATCTGTAGCATTAGTCATAAACTTTACATTATTTGCCAATGTAGTAATCATTGCTAGTTGTAAAACTCGAATACGGCCTGCTGGGGCCGTTACAAGAGTAGTTGCTCCTAAAGAAGAAGCATTAGTTCCTACATTTTTATGTGGAGTAATATTTGGAGCTGCTGTTGTGGAATTAGCCATTTAAATCCTTTATGCTGATTGTACAGCTAAGAGGGGTGTGATATGATCCTTGAATTTCTCAGTATATTGCTTAATACCCACATGCCCTAAGACAATTGCCGGATCAAGCATTGGTTGTATCCCAGCCTCTACAGCCTTATTGAAGAAGTGAATGTCTTCTCCAATGTACTCTCCATCTTTAATCTCAAGTCTACAATATGCATAGATTCTTCGTTGGGTCTTATTATCAAAATAAGTCTCAAGGACATCTTGCATTTTTAAAAGAGCTTGCCGTTTAATTGCCACAAACCCCATACCAATGGAAGTAATTGGTAGCAAACCGTCTTTATCGAGTTCCAGCTTATTGTAGTTAACAATGAATTCTGGAGTGTCCTTTTTACTTGGGTAACTGCCACAGACAATGTCATGATGATGAGAAAAGACAACGAGTCTTTGAAAGTCTTCCCATTCAAACATAATATCACTATCTAAAAGAATCAACGTATCTGCAGAGCTGTCATGTAGAAATGAATGAAACAAATCATTCCGTACAGAGTCAATTAAAGCACCACTACGAATAATCTTCATTTGGTGATTAATTCCATTAAACCCAAGGAATCCTGACACACCAAGTAAACTAGAACAAGTCTCTGCACAAACTTTACCATCGTATGCTGGGATAGCAATAAAATAGGAATGTTCTGCTAGGTTGGCTTCAACCAAATCTTTCTCCTTATAAAGAGGGGGCTTTACACCCCCAGCGCGTTCTTAACGAACGTATTTTACAATTACGTAAAACTCACCTGAAGTAGGTGTGCCTGTTGAGCAACCCCCACGAGCATACAAACTAATTTCACCACCTAGTGGAATTTGGTAAGCTTGTAAAATACCGCTAATTGGAGTATGAACGGCATAAGTACCAGAGGTGTTGGTAAGAGCCACCACACTGGAAAATTCCGTACCACCTGAGGTACTTCCTAAACTTAGTACTGGAGCTGATACACTGTTACCAGCAAACGCTGTTTTAAGCCAAGTAAACACCCCAATAATAGAGGCATCTGCAGGCAGTCGGCCTAGTAAAGTGTCTACGTTACCTGTAGCAAAGTTTGCACTTGTGAGTTTAAATACACGAACAACCTCATCTTTTACTTGAAAAGTAGAAAACGGTCCTGCCGAGTTTGGATCAGTAAAAATTAGTGCCATATTGTTTCCTTATAAAGGGGCCGAAGCCCCCTCATTTTTAAGCACCAGCCGAGCCGTATAGACCACGAGCATCAGTCCAGCCAAAGCTATAACGACCAGACGCCTTGTACTTGGCATTTTCAGTGTCCCAGTCATTGTCCATATCAAACGCATCTGCACGACGCTCAAAATACTTCATACCGTGAGGTACATTAGTACGTAGGAACCATGCATCAGTATCAGTTAAATAATGATTAATGACAGTTTCAGGAATAGAACCAAGATTTTTGATTGCATTTGGATCATTGTTGTCAGTACCAACACGCCCATCTGATTTTAAAATACGCTCTGCTTCAAAGGTTAGCTGACGGGGGATGATGAGGCTCTTTGGTTTAACAGCAATCAATAGACCACGATCATTTGTAAAACCAGCAATATCAATCACAGCTTGCTCAAGGGCAGCTTCTGAAAGGTCTGCAGCAGTAGCAATTTGGTTAGCCCAAGTACCACCAGCAAAGTTAGGATGTGAAGCACTCATAAGAGTTACACCATCACCACCAACATAAGACGAGTTAAACGCACGGTTGTATACGTTAGCTGCAACAATTTCCTTGGTTTGGCGCATAGAGAATGCCAAACCTTGTGCCTTGCGTTGACCAACTACAGCATACTGATCATCATCCATAATTTCACGAGTAATAATAAAGCCTAGCGCATACACAACGTGTTGATAACGTGTGATGAATGCTTGACGCTCACTATCAAATGAAATTGGACTACCTTCAGGCTTAACTACTGCCAGACCAAAGCTTGAGACACCAACGTCTTCTTCAAACTGCTTTGAACTCTTATAAGTTTCAAACAGCTTGTTCCACTCAGGCGAATACTCGTTGTAAGCCTTACCATACCACGCATTAACGCCAGGCCATAGGGCCTTGGCAAATGAACCACTATTGATAATAGACATATGCTATACTCCTTATACGCCAGCAGTGCTGGGTGCGAATTGATGGGTGTTAATCATCACTAGCACTTCCGCAGAACGAGCAGCAAGAGTGCTGGTATCATTATCAGGAGAAGCAGTAATGCCTACTAGTTTTAATGGGTAGGTTGAGGTTGTGGTAACAGAAGCACTTGATACTTGCTGAGTCGAAGCCACGTTACCTGAAGTAGATACAGTACCTGTCACTAGTGCTACGTTTAGACCAACTGAGGCAGCAGCAATCTGAGCACCAACAGTGCCACTTTGTGAAGCAGCAAAAATTAGGTCAGGACTGTCAGCAACAAGAACCACGCGACGGGTTGAAGCCGCACGATAGTTTGAAGCATTTAGGTTAGTATAGTCAGGCTCAAACCCAACTACTGCACCAAGAATAGCAACAGCAGCAGTGGCCGCTGCGCGAACTACAGCAGGAAATACACCACCAGTAACTGGATCAACAATTGAATCAGTAGCAGAAGCTAAAGAAACAAAATCACCAACATTAATTGCCTGCGCATCAGACGCAGACACCATATAACGATTCAGTTGCCCATTATAGGGCGCACCAGTTAGGTGCTTTACAGGCCGAAAACCTGCAACAAGACTAGCCATATTAATTCTCCATGTTAGCTTTCGGCCATGTAATTATCGGGGAGTACCCACGGAAATTGAAACACTTCCATAATCACCTGTACCTGAAGCCGTTTGTTTAATTGACTGTTCTAAGCGATCAATTTCTTTTTGCTTGGCTAATTGGTCTTCGCTATACCATTCATTTTTGATACGCATAACGAAAGCTTTATCACCCTTGCCTACAGAAACTTGTGCTTTTGAACCTTCTGGGCTGGCACTATTAACTCGCTTATCTCCTACGCGATGAGTAGCAGCATCAACAAATTCATAACCTGCCTCAATAAATTGTGCAATACGATCTCCCGTATCATTAACAACTCGGTAGGTAAACTCTGGCTCCTTACCTGAAACGGTAAGAACATTACGTTGGCCTACTGGTGTGCGCTTTACGCGTGTGTTTGTCCCGCTTGGGGCTGCTGGTCGTGACATAATTAACGTCCTTTAAGAGCTTTAATTTCTTTACGATACTCGGCTTCAGTCATTGCGCCGGTTGCTACGATCTTTCGCATAATCTCAGATTCTTCTGCAGTCATACTAAGACTAGTATCACGAGAAGCTGGCTGTCGTGTAGAAGGTTCTACAGCATTTGGACGTTTGGTAGCGGGGTTTACAAACTTGTGTGCAAACTCCTTTTTAATTTCTTTTTCTACCATTTCCAACACTTCAGGAGGGCTATATCCTTCCTGGTGTAGTTCAATGCCTAGAGCATCTGCTGCTTTACGCATCACCCGATTATCTTCATACCAAGAATTAGAATTAACCCAGCGTTGGAATTCAGGAGTGTAGCCTTGAGGCTCTTGTACTTCTGTATTCTTTACTTCACGGGTAATTGCTTCCTTCTCAGCTTTTACTTCATCAATTTTATCATCCAAAGCAAGCGCACGCTCATGTTCACCATTGATGGTAGCATCTCTCTTTGCTTCCCTCAAGGTCTTCAATGCACGCTCATATTCCATTTCTTTAACTTTTGAATGGTGTTGCCGAAACGCGTCTAGCGCTTGACGAACGGCCTTTAGTTCTTTGCTTTGCTTTTCAATCTTACCGAAAAGCTCTCCACGACGAACAAATTCTGGAGCATCAATAAAACTATCTGCTTCACCATCAAAATCTTCCTTAGGAATCCACCCTTGTTCAATGGCTTTAATTTCCATTGGGGTATATTCACGTTCAGGAGTTGTAGATTCTGGTGTAGCTGAAGTACCCTCTACAGGTAGGTTTAGTTCTGGGTCCATGTTATTCCTTTATAATGGCGCAGATGTCGTCATCATTGATAATGACATAGACAGTGTTGGGATCTTGTGGGTCATCTACCTTTTTACCAGCAAATTTAGCGTAGACAATTTTATCGCCTACTTTTGCACTGGTTTTATCGGCTGTTGCACCAAGTAATACCACAACACCACTATCAACACTTTCTTGAGCACGTACACTTTTATCGTGGACAAGAATAAGGCCACTATTCTTTGCGCTTTTATAAACTTCATCCTTTTCTTCAAAGACATCTTGTTTAACAAGCACACGGAATCCATCGGGAATAATCATTTAAGTCTCCTTAAAGTGCATCAGTTTGATGCAAAATCATCTAGGTCAGCTAAGAGAAGATCTTTAATCGCGGCAATATAGCCTGTGACATATTTATCTCTTAAAGGGTCGTTACCAGCGTTGGTCTGGAGTTCGCCAGTGAGTTCTTTTAGTCGTCCTTCAAATGCTTTGAAAACTACCCGTGTTACCGGGTTGGCTTGCCAGAGCTTGAAGAAGTCTTCATCTGTTGAATTTTCGATTTGTTAAGTTCCTCTTGGTGTGTTAACTTTTGTGCGTGTTGCTGGGCCTGTTGTTGCATTTTCTGTGCTTCACCAGCCTGCATAATCCGCTGTTTATGTAACTCAATTGCAGCGTTCAGTTTAGCATCCATAGCCTTTACTTGCATGTCATGTTCAGCACGCTGTTTTTCCATAGATTGCTTAAATATTTGATCTCTAGCAGCAAGTTCACTCTTAAATTGCTGTGCTTGCTGGTCTGTCTGTGCTTTTTGCTGTTCAATTTGACCCTTCATTTGCATTTCTTGCATCTTAGGATCAGGAGGAGGCTGGAATTGCCCAGTTTGTTGTACTTGTTGGTTGAAAAGTTGTGGAATAGACGGTTGTTCTTGTGCTTCTAATACACGAGTAACTACTGCAAGAGGATCTAGAATACCCAGGGGTAATAGTTCTAGTAGTCCTTGTGCTTTCATTAGCTTTTCTGTTTGTGTTGGTGTAGAGGGATCTGCAGCAGGGCACACATTATAAGTTTTTTCATCAAAATCAGATGCAGATACTTGCTGATCTAGCACTTGTTGGTACTTATTTTGATCGAAATAAATCTTATTAAGTCTAAAAAGCTTCTTATACTCTGTCTTTAAAGCACGATAGATGCGTTTATAAACAGCAGTAAAGACCTTCATTCCTTGTTCCACTGTAGCCATCGTGGTTGTAGCGGGAGTATTCTGTCCAGGCATCTTACCAGTAAAGATTTCAGCTACTGAAGCAAGTTCCTTACCTGATGTAATCAAAGTACCCATAAGTTCAAATAAAACGTTACTAGGTTCTTTAGTAGGTAGAGGAACAATTTGTTTACGTAAGTCGTCTGCTGTGGTGTTTAGACTTTTCCATTCACCTGGTTTCCACTGACTCTCACCCATTTTGAGTTTGAGTCCCTTACCCAGAAAGCCTCCTTGGAGGTTGTTTAACGTGCCCGCGTCAATGAGTTGGTTAATTAAAGTATTAACACTTTCATTAAGAGGACTTAAGAGAAGACCAAAACCAATGTCGTAGAAACCACCATCAGGATTAGGAATAAAAGAAAATTTGGTGTAATACTGGACAGGATCAATCTTTTGCAACTTACCGTCGGCTGGGTCCATATGGATCGTGGTGTCGTCATAACGGGCTACAATCCTTAAGATTTGTTTACTATTACGTTCAAAGGTGATAATGTAAGGCTCTGCATACCCATCATCATCCAAGTCATAGTAGGTATGTTGTTCAATAATCTGGTAAGGCAGCGTAGCATCTTGTGGAATAGTGCTTTGAATTTTCCCTTCTGGGAGAAGCATTACTGGATCACCAAGGTCTTCATCAAGATAGGCACCAGACATTTGTTTCTCTTTAACCACACGTTTATTCATTGTTAGAATTTGAGAAACACGTTCTGCTGTTTCTAAACTCTTAGCCCAGTAGTCAACAACAATATCTTTAGGAAGAACAAGTTCAGAGACATTGCGTTGTAATACTGAGTTGTAGTAAGTCTTCTTAAAAAGAGTTCCTACAATTGGTAGCATAATAAGGAGTTTATCCATGTCTTCTTCCCAACTCTCCATCTCATGAAGAAGTTGATAAGACATAAATTGACTAATACGTTTACCTTGCTCTAGCTTTTGACCATCTGGATCAGCACCAATAATTTCACTTTTAACAATGTCCCCAGTTGCGGGAACCAAGCTTGGATACGCACGAGCATTGAATTGCATTGCTGCTGTAGAAAGAAGTGGATATTTGACGTTAGACGCTCCACGCCAGGGGTAACTCTTTTCTTCTTTAACTTGTAACGCTAGGGCAACCCACTCATCAATAGACTTTTCCCAATGCTGACGAGAAATCATATCAGCTTCGAAACCTTCCGACACCTGGGTCGAAATCTTTTGTAAAGTATCTTCGTCTAGCTTTTTAGCAATATTGGTTGCTTCAACAAGAGCTGCTAAACTCTTGTCTGGACCTGCTTCCGTCTGTCCAGCAGGATCAATATCCGGTCCACTGGGAACGTCCGGCATCTCCTGATTCTGAGGCGGCAAGTTCATCATAGTATAGTTCGTCTTCCTGTTCTTTAAGCGTTGGAGCTTCAATTAAACTTTGAAGCATAATACCTACATAAGCAAAAGCATCTACTTGGTCGTCTTTTGTTCCCCGAGGGAACTTGACAAGCTCATCCTCAAAGATTGGATACCAATCTGCGTGTTTATCAAATTTAACTGACCCTGCTCTCATACGAGCCTGGATAGAACGTGCTCTGGAAATTTTATCTTTGTTATTATGTTTAAGTGGGTAAACATTTACAAATTTACCAGTACGCATCATTTCTTCTTCAAGAAATGGTCCAATAGATTTGGACACCTGCATCTGTTCAATACCAAATATTTCTGGTTTGTAAATATCATTTAAAGACATAATCATATCTACAATTTCACGGCCATCTAAACGTTCTCGTATTACTTGTTTAACGTGAATAAATTTTCCTTCATCCACACCAAAAACTACAAATACACTATAGTCGGCTGTTTCTTCTTTTGAAATTGCAAGGTCTGCTGTAATATAATAATTAAGAGTTTTTTTCTTATCTTCTTGTGTTAACTCTTTGAAATCATTTTTTTTAAAATAGGCAACTGAATCATCAATTGGTTCATTCAAATATTCTTGAGAATAGACATCAGAAATTCCACGTTCTTGAAAATCTCTACGTTCAGATTCAAACCAATCCTGAGCATATTTTTGAGGCCATAAAATGTAAAAGAAGTCGTCAGTATGGGCTTTGTATTTAAATGTCTTCCAGGAGGGTTTAGGATGCTTGCTGAAGATCTTTAGAGGTGTGACAACAGTATCTTTATTCCAAACACTAGGCATTAAATTGTTTAAAAGACTATCTTCATGTAAAATGGTTCCAACAATTCGGATAACACCATGACTAGCTAGACAAGGAACTAAAGCACCATAGAACCATCTCTTAAACTTCTCACGACGTTCTTTATTAAGAACGATTTCATCGTTTTCTAGGTCATCTCCAACAATTAAATCAGGACGCTTATTATTCCATTTTAAACCCCGCATCTTTTGTTCTGAACCTTTAGCACTAAGGCGAAACTTATGTCCATCAGAGCAGGTTACAATGCAGTCGTCTTCTGTATCTTTATCAAATCCTGTAATACCAAAGAGAGTTCTGATTTTATCATTATCAGAGAGTTCTTTTTTTATGTCTCCGAGAAATTGAGTAGCTTGGGTAATGGTGTCGGAGAGAACCAAGACGTATTGACGATTTCTAAATAATACGCAGGCAAGCACATATGCGAGAGTAACTGCTGTGCTTTTAGCATGTCGGCGAGGTGCTGCAATGGCAACCTTGGGGTGCTTACTGGTGCAGGCTTCCCACCATTCCATGTGGCACTCGGGTGACTCAACAGCTTGGTCATAATTTCGTTGTAAGAGAGATGCGGAGAATCCGGCAATGGTGTCTGCATTAAGTTCCATGTATTATTTATTAGCAACCCCATTAATTTTTTCAACTGTTCGGAGTGTTCCTAAACCTAAAAGACCTAGTAAAACAGGCATCATTTCTGTAAGAGAAGCAGGTTCTAAAGGAATGAGAAGTTTATAGGCCAAAAGTGCGCAAACACTCTTTACTAGAGAAATACCAATCCAATTCCAAGCACATGCACTACCACAAACCCAACCAATAAAAGGACGCCATCCTGAAACAAATAAACTTGTACTACCAGCCTCAACAGTGTTAGTTGCTACCTGGGCTTTGTCAGCATCAAATTGTAATTGAACCATTTGGAAAGCCTGAGCCATCCTGGCTTTTTCTTCCTCAGTTTTATCTGGAAAGAACATTCCAAGAATGTCTTTAACTCCGGTAACTGCTGTACCAATTCCAGTGATGTCCATTAGCGTTTCTTAGTAATATTGTTTAAAGCAGATCCATCGGAACGACGACTAAATGATCTGTTATCGTGTGCGGAACGCACCCTCAAGTTCGCACGAGCACTCGTACCTCCGTGTGAAAGCATTTGCTTATGGTCAACATCCTTACCATCTCCCTTGTGAACCTTACCAGCTTTCATCATAATACGACGAGCTTTGTTTTGTTCTACACGTTTATGGATTACCGATGGGCGAGAAGTGTATTTAGCCACTTCCTTCTTGTAGTCCCGCTTCCCATTGGTCATATATGGCACGTTAGATTTCCTTAACTTCGATGTCGATTACGTCGTGTTTAGTTGTTTTTTTAGCCCATTTCTGAAACTCTTGTGCCAGCTTTACAAGTTGTTCTTCACGAGTATCTTCACTATGACTGTGTTCCATTTGAGTTTCAAGGATGTCTTGTCGTCTCATCATTGCTTCAGAAATGTATGTAGCATCACGAGCACTGACAGGTTTACGTATAATCTGTCCAGTTTTTTGATCAAAGACAAAGTCTCCATTGTCAAGCCTATCTTGCACAGTATCTATACTTTGTTCAATAATTTTGGTGATGGAATTGTTACGTTTACTTTTAGTAGTACGCTTAATTTGGTCTACAAGCTCAGGCCACCATTCACTCTTTTTCCACTCCGCTAGGGTTTCATAAGCTATTTTGGTTTGTTCGGAGACAACACGAAGATTACCAAGAAGGAGAAAACGAGAAACAACTTCAAGGCGTTTGTCCCAACTATGTGCTGTAGCAGGTAGAGTTGTTTGAAGGACCGAAGACTGTTCCTTTATAGGAATGACAGTCTGTTGTTTCTTACGAGTAGCCATATTTCCTTTCTGAAGGAAGAGTCTTTTGGATGTAGAGTATGCTACACATGATATGTGTATACATATATTATACCATACTTTTAAAAAAAAGTCAAGCTTTTTTTATAGAGATATTTATAAGAAAGCACTTGACAAAAACATAAAAGTATGATACCCTAAAGAATATATAATTATTATTAATATATTTATATATTATTTCTTTCTTTCTTTATTCTTTATTCTTTAAAGAGAGTCAGAGAGAAACCTTTCTTTTTTCTTTTTCTTTCTTTCTTTGTAAGAGGGAGTGGTACACTACCGCTTAAGGGAGCATATTCGAACCTAGGGTTCTCAGCCATGCCCTAGGGAGCATTCCATGCGACCGTAGAATATTGATTAAAAGGCTTTAAAGGGGTCTACAAGCGATTATTCTATACATCAAGCTACCACCCTAGCTTAAACCTCTTCTAAAGGCTTTAAAAGCTTTTATTTATCTAATCCCCCCCTACTTCTAAAAAATATAAAAATTTCATATGCTGCCTTACACAATTTTCATGGGGCCGAGGTTTTCCCCCCACCCCCTCTTTAAAATTAAAGCATGTAAGAGATGTCAAGAATATAAACATATACATGTAGGTAGCAATAGGTAGGTAGGTGCCTCATTTTATAGCACTTCAACCTGGTCTGTCCCCATCAGGCCTTCCCCCCCACTCACACCCTATTGTTAGTGTCTACTAACATGCGCTGTGGCACAAGCAAGCTGTGCTTGCATCTGAACAGGCTGGGCCTGTGGGTAAGCTGTGGATAACTACATTTCACAATGTGAAAAACGGCCAGCAAGCCGGGTTCATGGCTTAGGGCATGGTAGGCATGGGGTTTGACGGAAAACGCGCCTAGCGGGTTCCTGGTCGATTCTAGAGGCATGGGGTTTTATACAGTTTTGCCTCATTTTTAGGCACATTTCAATATATTTGAATGGTATTTTCCACATTGTGAGAGTCGTGATATATCAGACCCTTTCCCCTTGTTGACAGTCTGGATATATCTGTGCTATTCGCATGTGTGCATCACGGGTACACATTCAGAGTGGCTAATGTCCCACTATTTTTGTCAACTAAAAGCCCCTACTTGCAAAATGGTTTTAATCCTGTTAATCTTCGTCTTAGGTTAGGTCATGTGCTTAATCAAGTTAGTGTTCTTTAAAAATCTGCTTCATTCTCACTGTCCCAGCTAGAGGGTTGTTCCCTCATCGTGTGCAGACAGTGTGCAGAATGACGTATACCGACCAGGTATCCGATAAACGCATGTGCAATGCTGGGAAGCATGGCACTAGACAGTAACCCGTGAAGGACTAACAACCCGTAAAGCACGGCAGGAATCTACTGCATTGATTGTCGGGAGACATCCTAGGTAGATTCCGGAAAAGTCCCTTTTCCAATGTCATCGAGTTTTAACGGAATTATTCTTTCCGGGCTAGATGGCATTTTTAGGGGATTTATCATGGAACATGCAAATGCCACTATTGCCCGCACTGGTGCCACTCCGGTAACGAAGGCGCAAGTGTCGGTCATCGGCAAGGATGCCATGCTGGCCGCCGGCCTGCTGGTCAACGAAGTCATTGCCCACACCATCGGGGAATCGCGGCCCTGGGCGGGATATGCCCGCCGTGTCATCGGCCTGACAACGGATGGCCGGGTCGCTTTCCTGGACCTGATGGCGAAGAGCCTGAAGGACATGAAGCGGCGCAACGCCGAAGTTACGGCCGTCATCGGAAAGGACGGTGCGCCAGCAATTGCCAAAGAAGACTCGAAGATGGCTGGAGTCCTGGTAGGTTCGGCAACTGTCTACATCAGCCAACTGAACACCATTGCTGGTGCATTCAACAATGGGGGGACCATCAATGGTCTTATCACCTATGTACAAGAGCGCAACACCTGCAAGGGTTTGACGCTGGACGATGTGGCCTTTTCTCTGGTGTATGAATACTCCAAGAAATTTAGCAAGAGCAAGGCCGGTGCTCCGGTCAAGTCCTTCGCTGAAAAGTTGGCCAAGTTTTTGGAGTCGAATAACCCGGATGAAACCGACTCCGATGGTTTCGTGCTGAAGGATCGTGTTGTGGCCTTGTTGTCCAGCAAGGAATAACAGCGGGGGCATTTTGGAGGGATAATTAATGAAAATTAATTGTCTCTCTTGTAATGCGTCTAACTTCTAGACTGCAGAATGGAGAATTTGATGGTTTACAAAACCAAGGTTGCGAAATACGGGTGTTTTTGGTGCGTTTACATCTTGAATGGTGATAGGTGGCAGCGTATGAGTGACCTGTACATGACAAAACGTGAGGCACTGCTCATGCGGGGCTATTGGGCCAGTCGTTGAACTTAGGGCAATTCGTTTGCCCATTATATTTATTAATTAATGAATATAATGGGCAAGCATGTGCTTGCTTAAGGAGAATCAAAATGATCCGCGCAACTTCTATGGCCGCTGCATTTGTGGATGCAGCCGTTAAGGTACAATGCAACCCTGAAAAGGGCATTGGTTTGTGGACTGCCCGCCGCACCATTCTCAATGCCCAACGTCCAGGCTTTGCTGTTGTTGTTGACCGTCCTGCCCAGGTGCAT